TGCTTCCTGAAGATTGCCAATCACCTATCGTACAAACCAAACTTTGTCAACTACATGTTTAAGGATGACATGATCTGTGACGGCATTGAGAATTGTGTTAGATATGTTCATAACTTTAATCCAGAGAAATCAAAGAACCCATTCGCATACTTTACTCAAATCATCTACTATGCCTTCTTGAGAAGAATTCAACAAGAGAAAAAGCAGTTGGAAATCAAGAATAAGATTCTTGAGAAGACAGATTTTGATGAGGTGTTTGATGCCAATGAGATTGACAGCCAGAATTATTCGGACTATAATTCCATCAAGGATGCTGTCCATTCCAAACTTCGTAACTGATGCTCGTAGCGATTATCACTGACACTCATTTCGGGGCCAGGAAAGGGTCTAAACTCTTTCATGACTACTTTGAGAAATTTTATAAAGATGTATTCTTTCCTACTCTAGACAAGATGGGCATTACTCATGTGATTCATATGGGTGATGCTTTTGATAGTAGAAAGGGAATTGAGTTTAAATCTCTTGACTGGGCAAAGCGTGTTGTGTTTGAACCTCTGAAAGAGAGGAACATCACAATGGATTTGATGGTAGGCAATCATGATGCGTACTATAAGAACACCAATTCTATCAATGCGGTAGAACTGCTACTTAAAGAATATGATAATGTTATTACCTATTCTAGAGCACAGGAAGTCAAGATTGGTAACTTAAACGTACTGTACATTCCATGGATTTGTGAGGAAAATGAAAAGGATACTATTAAATCTATTAAAAATTCAACTAGCAAGTGTGCGATGGGGCACCTTGAACTCCAAGGATTTAGAGCTCATCGTGGATGCGTCATGGAGCATGGTATGGAAAGCAAACTATATCAGAAGTTCCAGCGGGTATTTTCGGGTCATTACCATACAAGGTCAGATGATGGAACAGTCTTCTACCTAGGTAATCCTTATGAGATGTTCTGGAATGATGTAAATGATGTTCGTGGTTTTCACCTCTTTGATACAGAGACGATGGAACACACACCTGTTAACAATCCGTATACATTATTCAAGATAATCTATTACGAAGATACTGATCACCAACTATTTGACACCAGAGAATATGAAGGCAAGATTGTAAAAGTTATTGTCCGCAAGAAGTCTGATAGTGTTCAATTTGAGAAGTTCATCGATAAGTTGTACTCTTCAAATGTTGCTGATTTAAAGATTGTTGAAAACTTTGTTCTCAATGATGAAGATGTAGACATAGATGGATTAGAGACAGAAGACACTCTTTCTATTCTTGATAGATATATTGAAGAAGCAGACATTAGTCTTGATAAGTCTATGGTCAAAAACTTTATGAGATCAACATATCAAGAGGCTTGTGAATTAATTTTCTGATGTTTATACTTACTGTCGCAGGCAAAGAAAAAGACGGAGCATATTCAGTCGTAGATGATGACGGAGAGCAAGTTCTCTATATTTTCGACCAAGAAGATGATGCCATGCGATATGCGATGCATCTGGAAGAGCTTGACTATCCAGAGATGCATGTGCTAGAAGTAGAAGATGAAGTGATGATCAAGACATGCGAAATGCATGACCATCGCTATACTGTGATTACTAGAAATGACATTGTGATTCCCCCTGATAACGCGAATGATTACCTTTAAGACTATCTCTTGGCGCAACTTTCTTTCTACGGGACAGCATCCGACCACCGTTCAACTTGATAGAAAGTCTACATCTTTAATTATTGGATCGAATGGTGCTGGTAAGTCAACTATTCTGGATGCTCTTACTTTCTCTTTATATGGTAAGTCCTTTCGTAAGATTAATAAGGGACAACTGGTTAATAGTGTTAATGAAAAGAACTGTTTTGTAGAAATTGAGTTTGACATTGGCGGTATCATATGGAAGGTAGAGCGTGGGATCAAACCAAATATCTTTAAGATATTCCGTAATGATGAAGAATTAAATCAGAATGCTTCTGCGATTGATCAGCAGAAGTGGTTAGAGCAAAATGTCTTGAAGATGAACTACAAGTCATTTACGCAGATTGTTATTCTAGGTAGCAGCACCTTTGTTCCTTTCATGCAACTTCCTGTGTCAAGTCGCAGAGAAGTTGTCGAGGACCTGTTGGATATTAAGATCTTTTCCTCAATGAATGATATTGTCAAAGGAAAGATCAGACTCCTTAAAGATGAAATTAAAACTCTTGATCTTAAGAAAGAATCCTTAAAGGATAAAGTTGAGATGCAGAAAGGATTTATTAATAAGATTGAGAGTCAAACAAAAAATGATATCGATAAGAAGAAACAACTGATTACTTCTTACGAAGAAAATATTCATAATCGATATCAAGATGGATTTAATCTTGAGAATCAAATGCAGGACTTGAAAAATGAAATGGAGAAATATTCTAACGCTACTAAACGTTTGAGAGATTTTGGTGGTATTAAAGGTAAACTGTCACAACGTATCGGTAAACTTGTAGGGGACCATAAGTTCTTTTCTGACAATTCGGTATGCCCTACATGCGGTCAGGATATAGAAGAGTCGTTCCGTGTAAATAGAATTAAGGATTCCCAAGATAAAGCAGAAGAGTTGCGTAAGGGGTTTGAAGAACTTCAACAAGCAATTAAAGATGAGGAGTTGAGGGAATCCAATTTTTCAAAACTATCCCAAGAGGTAAGTTCTTCTCTTAATGGCATTTCTACTAACAATACTGAAATCACTGGACTCCAAAGACAAATCAGTCGATTGGAATCAGAAATTCAAACTATTACCACAGAAATCGAAAATCAAAGTATTGAGCATGAGAAGTTAGCAGAACTAAACGAATCTCTTCAGGAAACATACGATAATCTTGCTGAAAGAAAAGACAAGGTATCATACCAAGACTTCATCTATAATCTTCTCAAGGATGGTGGAGTTAAGGCAAAGATTATCAATAAGTATCTACCACTCATTAATCAGCAGGTTAATCGTTATCTGCAGATGATGGATTTCTATATCAACTTTAAGTTGGATGAAGAGTTTAACGAGACTATTGAAACTCCGATTCACGAAGACTTCACCTATTCTTCTTTCTCTGAAGGAGAGAAGATGAGGGTTGACTTGTCTTTACTTTTCACCTGGAGAGAGATTGCTAGACTTAAGAATTCTGTTAATACTAACCTCTTGATTATGGATGAAGTGTTTGATTCATCTCTTGATGGATTTGGTACAGAGGAGTTCTTGAAGATTATTAGATTCGTAATCAAGGATGCCAATATCTTTGTCATCTCTCACAAGACTGGTCTTGAGGATAAGTTTGATGAGGTCTTAAAATTTGAAAAGATTAAGGGATTTAGCAGAATGTTGAGTTAGATAACAATGTAACTAAAAGTCATTAAGTTAGCATACGCTGACTATATAATACAGTGACGGAGGTTATTATGCGTAATCTTATCTCTCGCAATGAACTAGCATCATGGAAGTGGGACGAAAAGGCAACTATCGATCAAAAATACGACCAAGTGTCCGAATACTTTCAATGCATTTCAGACTGTGAAATAATCGACCAAAACGCCAGGAGGGTCTGTAGACACATTCTAACTGAATAGGAAGTAAGCAACCTAACGGAGTAATACCACCAAAGTCCCCTGTATCCTTACGGATGCGGGGGATTGGTCTATGTGACAGTTGTCAAACTGGTAGGACCTGGTTTAAAACTGCTCTGACTGCGGTATGATATCTACATACAAAGCAAAGCACGATGACTGTAAACTACGAAATCAAGTCACAACTTGCTCGTCTGCTTGCCACCGAGGACTTGGTGGTAGAGAATCGTAACGTCGCCACCGCACAGTTCAATATTGAAACCCGCGTACTGACGCTTCCAATGTGGAAGAGAGCAAGTGAGAATGTATATGATATGTTGGTAGGTCATGAGGTTGGTCATGCCCTGTTTACTCCTAACGAGTGGGACTGGGAGGGTCGTATCCCTAGACAGTTTGTTAATGTTGTAGAAGACGCTCGTATTGAGAAACTAATGAAGCGTCGGTATCCTGGTCTGTCCAAGAGTTTTTATAAAGGATATAAAGAACTAGTAGAGACTGATTTCTTCTGCTTGGAAGAAACTGATATTAATAATATGAATCTCGCTGATCGTGCCAACCTGTACTACAAGATTGGTAATTTCGTTGAGGTTCCTTTCAGTGATGAAGAGAAGACTTTTATCAAGATGATGTCAGATATTGAAACATTTGCTGATACGCTATTGGTAGCAGAGGAGATCTATCGCTACTGTAAGGATGTTGAAAAACCTGAAACTACCAAAACAGAACTTCCCTCACAGAAGACTGATCAGCAAGGCACACCTAATGAGTCAGTTGAAAATGCTAGTGATGATGGCACTGATGAAGATGAGTCGGAAGAAAACTTCATGACTCATGAGGAGATGCTTGAGGAAGCAGATCGTCGTGAATCTGCCAACAAGGAACCTGAAGTAACAACTGATCAAATGTTTGAAGAGGGTGCTGAAGAATTTAATGGTAATATTGAAGGACAACATGACCCCATGTATTGTGAAGTCCCCAAAGTTGATCTTAAGCATTTCATTATCCCTAATGACAGAGTTCATAGTCTAATCAACGAATATTGGGAAGAGGGTTTGAATCCTAAACCAGTTTGGTGTCCTTACGATAAAAAATATGAGACTCGCGATCCCTATAATTTTAGATACGCTGATACTGAGTTTGAGAAGTTTAAGAAGTCTGCTCAGAAAGAGATCAATTATATGGTGAAAGAGTTTGAGTGTAAGAAGTCTGCTGATGCTTATGCTCGGGCAGCAACTTCTCGCACTGGTGTTCTTGATTGCTCCAAACTTCATACTTATAAGTACAATGAAGATCTCTTCAAGAAAGTGACTGTTCTCCCTGATGGTAAGAATCATGGTTTAATCTTTATTCTTGATTGGTCTGGTTCTATGGGAGACTGTATTGTTCCCACTATCAAGCAACTTTTAAATATTGTTTGGTTCTGTAATAAGGTTAACATTCCTTTTGATGTTTATGCCTTTACTAATAACTGGGCAAAACCAGGTATGTATGGTATAGATTGGGAAGATCTTGATACTCAGGAAAATGAACAGGGTATGTTTAACATCACTGGTGGTCATTTTAGTTTGTTGAATATGCTTTCCAGTAGTGCTAAAAAGGGGGAGATTGAGAAGCATATTCTAAATCTCTGGAGAGTTGCTTTTTCATTCAAGCACTGGGTTTCTTATAGTATTCCTTCAGAGGTGGGATTGTCTGGAACTCCTCTTCATGAATCACTAATCTGTCTTCATGAAATTATCCCTCAGTTTAAAACAAAGCATGGTGTTCAGAAAACTCACTGTGTTATTTTGACTGACGGTGAGGCAAATAGTTTGCCAGTGTTCAAACGCATCACTGATTATAAGGGCGATGAACGTCTTGGATGTTGTTCTATCACCGCCGGTTCGTTTCTACGCAATCGTAAGACTGGACATACTTATAAGTTCTCTCAAGCGTATTATAAGTTTACCGATGTTCTTCTTCAAGATCTTCGTCAGACATTTCCAGAAACTAACTTCATTGGTATTCGCCTTTGTAATGGTCGTGAGATGGGAGATGTCATTCGTCGCTATGAATGCGCGAGTGATGAGGCTATCAGGAAAGCAAAGAAGGTAAAGAGTTATGCTGTAAAGGACTCTGGATATACCAGTCTGTTCACCATGCTCTCCAATTCACTTGAAAATACTTCTGAACTTGATGTTGATGAAGGTGCTACCAAAGCAAAAATCAAGTCTGCTTTTATGAAGAATCTTAAAGCAAAGGCACTAAATAAAAAAGTGTTGAGTCAGTTCATGGATTTGGTTTGTTGACCAATCTTTAAACCGTCTACTAGGGACCGATAGTGGTCCCACCTTGTCCTATACTAAACCTGTTGAACAAACGAACTACATCATGGCGCTATCTACCGAATACGTTGTCTCTTCACTTCAAGCACTATATGGAGAAACAGTTACGTCTGGCGATGTAAAAGCATGGTGCCAGATGAATGATACTACCTATCAGACTGTCGTTAAGAAACTAGACAACTATAAGTCTAGTCGCGGTAAGTGGGAACTCGTAGAAAAAGAAGAACTAGAAAAAACATATCAAGCACCAGCAGCAATGCCTGCTTTACAGAAAAACCTTATCCCGGCAAAAGATGATACCTTCGTCAGCTTTGGTAACTTCGCTGATATTAAAAAGATTGTTAAGTCCGGTCTATTCTACCCTACGTTTATCACAGGTCTTT